TTGTCATTTTATAATCATTTACGTGCCAAAAATCACTTCCTAATGGAAATAAAATATATTCAGGTTTACTTGCTTTTACATGTGGTAAAATAGAATCAATTGCATCATCAAATTGACGTATATTATCATACAATGATGACTCTTCATCCGTTTCATCTATATACGAAATTTTATCAATGTGAGCATCAAATGCACTCAAAATACAAATTTTTTCAGATGTATCATCATCTCTTAATTCATCAAATTTATTTGAGAAATCAGGTGTATTATTAGATAAAAATTCTCTAATTTCACCTAAAAGATCCTCTTCCTCTATCTCTTCTTCTTTCTGATTCGTTTGTACTGTGAAATAGATTCCCGAAGCTTTCTGTTTATAATATACATTTACTACTTCATCTTCATCAATACCTTGTTCTTTAAGGAATTGTTGATATTCATTCAGTACCCCTTTATCTTTAGCCTCATCATTGAAATCTTTTTCAGTAGAAAATTCAGTAACTTGTTCATTAGTATCACTATAAACTGAAACATCATTACTATCAGAAGTGGTAATCGTTTCATACTCCAAATCATCTTCACCATAGAATTTTCTATCATCTTGTTTTAATTCTAATAGAATATCATCATAGATATCTTTAGAAAAATTTGCAGATTCTAACCTTTTATATCGCCTGTTGAACCTTTTTCTAACTGCATTATTCGATAGGTGTTCATTACCTTCCGTATTACTCCAATATTTTGACACTTCAGACCAAAAATTTAATGGAACATTATTATCAGTTTGTTTTATTTCAACATATGTATTGAAAAAATCTACTAATGAATTTTCTACTCTTACCATTTTTGTTTTATTTAATTGTATATTTATAATTGTCTAAACGATCTCCCATCTCTCCAAATAACATATATTGTTCTGCATCCTTTTGATGTGTAACGTGATTTCTTGCTACATTTACTAAATATTTAGCAGGATGTAATCTATGCTTTCCGTAAGGTGTTTCACCCCACATTCTTTCAGGTGAATTAAATCCATACCATTGGTTACCCCTTCCAACATTTCCTGATGAATTATAGAATAACGATGATCCGTATCGTGAGAAGAATATACCCGCCTCTTCTTTATCAGGATTAAAACTAATATCCAAGTCTTTAAGAGATGATAATGTTCTTACATAATCTGTTATATTCCGCACATATCCCTCATAAAAAAGATCATCAGGTGTGTAAAATGTTTGATTTATATATAATTTTTCACCATCTAATAATAATAATTTATAATCTGATTCTATATCTTCAATATCATCAATGTATGAGGATAACAGCATTATATCATCTTCAAATTCACTGAATTTCCTAATACCTGTAATAAACGCTGTATCAGTGTATAAATTCTCTTTTAAAAGATGAGTTTTATTCGATGGTTCAAAATTCAAATTAAACTTAATTTTAATAACAGGTTCTGAAAATATCGATTTAAAATCAGAAACCACATCATTTTTAATATGGTTGAATAATTCATATCTATATTCCTTTGAAAATTCTCTAAAATCGAACGATAGATATCCTTGAATTGTGAATTCAGGGAATTTACCACCTTTTAGATATGATTTATCAAAATTGCCATAAAGAGATGAATCAAATTCTTCCATCGAATCTATTGCTACCTCTGCAAAACGATCTGCCAATGTATCAGGGTGTTTTGAGCCTTTTACCTCTATTGTTTGCTTCTTCATATATGTACTTCTTAAAACTAATTATTGATTTTTTGATTTGGTATTGTAGTATTTAGCTGTAAAATTATCCTCTTCACAAGATAATTCATAAAGTTTTTTACTGACCCTCAAATGCATTTTACTTTCTTTATTTGCTTTGACAGCCTCATTGAAAAGGTTTTTATTGAAAAGAATAGTATCACTAAAAGATACATCAGGTTTTATTTTCAAATCGATTGTTATAATATTCTCTGATGACTTTTTCAAACCACCAAAGTTTAACTGAACCGACCCTCTTTCATTTGAAAAATAAAATGTCTCATATGACTTCAATACATTTTCATAAGATCGATACTGATCTAAATATTCAGTAAAATCTAAATCGAATAACCAATCTTTAATTTTAGTTAAATTCAACTTTTTATAATTATCTACTGCTCTCTCTTTTCCTAAAATAAATTGAGATTGTATCATATCATTCTGAAAACGTAGATGATGTGGCGCTTTCGATGATCTCGTTTTATACAGAATTTCTATATCTTCAGGGAAAGCTTTGATCATTTTATACAAAACTTCCATATTCACTACAGCTATCTTTGTATTATCAACGTTCAGGACATTGTTGTTCATCACAACATCACACCCAAACATTCGATGTTGAATAAATACGTTACAGGTAGTAACACCATCTTCAACAAGAATGATAGCTTTATCAATTTCGTTATTTAAATATACCTTCTCAATAAATTTTCTAAATTGTTCTATATCACTCATATGTTTACAAATCGATTAAAAGTTCACTTATATCTTCAAATTTAGTATTTGGTGGGTTCCAATCCATAGCATTATAATATTTATTTAATTTCTTATCCAACAATTTATCAATCGACTTAACTGAATCTATATGATCCTGTATATATTTTTCCATTTCATCACTTAAGTCAGAAATTGGATATGATATCACATCAAAGCCATATTGGTTATTTTTGAGATACACGACACGTATTTTATCACCCTCAAAAATTTCCTGTTGTTTATTCAATAACTGTTCTTTTTGTATATATTTATTGAAATTCAATGCCCCCTTCACATGAAAAGGTGCACCCTTTATTGGCTGTCCCAACGAATCCGAATATTTAGATAAGTTATTTGCAGATGATATATGCGATATAACTTCAATGTCGTCGTATGAATTTTCAATTAAATCATCACGAACATCAACAATATAATCATAAATTTTGTCTTTGTCAACAAATTTTAGTATGTCATACAAAATATTCTTAAGAAAATCTTGTAAATGTTTTGGAAATGAGCTACGAATTACATCTAACCCCTTAATATCCACAAAATCAGATGGTGCACCCTCTTTCCTACGTATCCAATTGGCATATCTCTTCTTAACCCCAATATAAAAACCTGATCGTGCCACCCATTCCTCTTTGAATTCCAAATAATTTTTATCTGTATTCAACCATTCTTTAGCAAAAATCTCACTTCGATCATTTACAATTTCAGCCATAATCTTTGAGATCTTCATCACCTCGTCCATGACTTTATCTTCATCCCATGATAACCATTCTTCTCCATATTGGTAATATAGTGATGGTACAGCCGAAAGGATAATTGAATCTGTATCCCCTGTAATGATAGGGTCGTCAAACAACTCAACATGTTTATCAAGAACAATATCCATATCAATTTCAGATCTGAATTTATGATGAATTCTAATAATTGAATCCATACCTGATTTGTTAACAAACTGTCCTGTTAACGTAATTGACTGCGCATTATCTTTATCAGTTAATCGGAAATACTCATTACAGAATACGCCATATATTGAATTAATAAAGATTTTGAACGCCATCTGCATTAGATCATAGAATTTTGATTCTTCTGTATCTCCTTCCTTATCAGCTTTAATTCGAAGTTTTTTATATTCAGAACGAATATTAAACAATTCTAAAATAATTCTTGGTGCTTCACCCTGTACATCCTTTGAGAATAAAATACCATTAGATGATAGAGAGCAATTTTTCTCTTCGAGGAAATCATATAAATCACCAATTGTATGTAATTCATAAATATGATCATCCTCATAGTAGTCTAATTTTATATCAATTACACGTGATCTATCAGGTTTAATTTCATCTTCCCTAAAAATATCTGCCTTGATTTCATAGTCTACTTTATCATCATCGTTTAACCAAACATCAATATAATCAAGTATTTCACCTGCTTTTGTTTCCAATGAAATATTCAATGTAGCGATAATCATTGGGTATAGTGATGTTAGATCAAGATCAAATAAATATTCAAATAAACCTTTCTTTGATTGTTTTACGAAGGCTCCAAGAATCTTATCAATTTCACTCTTAGTTTTTTCAGGGATATCAGGTAATACTAAATTCCTCTTTTTGGCTTCAGTTAAGAATTTTCCTTCAATCAATCGTACAGAAGATAATGCAAATTCATAGGGTACATGAGAAATATGAGACATTTTCATGTGTAAATTCAAGAAGCCTAATTTATCCTCAAAATCGCTTATAAGTTCGACATCACGAAAGTTATAATCAATAAATTTATTGATATCATTTTCCCAAAGATCATGTAAATCCCCTTCATATTCAATTTTTTTCTTCCCTAATTCAATTTCAGCAATTGAATCTAATTTGTAACTTGGTTGGTTTTTAAACTTGTAATTTTTGTATAAGGTGAGATAGTCTAAATGGGAAATTCCACCTAAACTAATTGTAGTATTAAATCTATTCTTTTCAGGATCAGCCTCTCTCAAATAAACCTTATCTATTGGGGATAAACTATTAGCTTTAGATCTCCCAAGTTCTTTTTGGATACGTAGATATAGATAAGGGATATCATAAAATTCTGTATTCCATCCTGTAATTACAGTTGGTTTTATCTTATTCCATAAATCTATAAATGCTTTTAGTAAACCCTGCTCTGTTGGATAGGTCTTTACAAAGTCATGGTTATTCTTAGATTTGTAAAATGGATCTAAAACCAATGAGTGAGTTTCTTTGGTTTTAATATCCATTAAAGTTATAGCTGTAATGAAATTATATACATCAGGTGGTTTAGCGTAACCTCTTGTCTTGGAGCGAGATACCTCAATATCAAGAGCTATTATATTATGACATTCAGGTATACTATCATCTTCGTAGTACCTATCAATTAAAGTTCTAACTTCAGGGTTTACATCTGATTCATGTATAAATCCCTTATACTCAGGATTATTAAATAAATATTTATCACTACTACTATACTTTACCTTCTCAACATACTGACCGAAAATAGATTTATAATTAGTTTCCTTTTCAGAGTTGAGGTAAACGTATGGTTCATAAGTAAATACTTCGTAACCCTCTGTAGTCCATAAATGAATTTTGTTATTATATCTATCGTAGTAAATATTCTTATACATCTATAGCCAAATTATCTTTTAATTTATATAACAACCAATATACAAAATTAATTTTATAACATCAAAATTTTTCTTTTTTACTCTTTAATTTAGATAAGTCTATAATTTTATTGGTTTTAGGGTTATATATCATAACTGATTTATTTTTTATTTTATTTAAAAAATTCTTTATAGACATATTAGTTTAATTAAATTATGTAAATACTATTATTACTAAATATACTAAAGTACATAGTAAATAAAAAATATATTTAAATAATTTAAATTATATAATATATACATGTAGTTCAGTAGATTAGTAAATCAAAAATTTCTTTTTGGTAGTGGTCTTGAGAGTATAATATATATTTATATATATGTTTAGTAGGTAACGCGCGTACGCGCACACGCGAATAAGAAATTAATTTTATAAAAGCAAATTTATTTTTAATTTAATTTGACATTAACATTATAAATTCTTATATTTCACCTAAAATCTATAGAAAATGCTCGAAATATATTCCATTCTAACAACACTAATTATTATTTTTCTTCTATTTAAGATCTACAGGATGTTCACTATCATAGTTAAATTTGAACAATTCTTCATAGATCTCAAAGGTAGATCAGAAAGAGCCTTATCAAAATTAAAATACATTGACTCAACAGGTCATTTTGAAAGTGATGATGAAGTAGGTTGGACATTTGATCANATCAAAAATATAATTTTAGATATAGATAATTTTTTCGTTGAACAGTTCCAAGAAGAAAGAGAAGAGACTCAAACAGAAAGTAGTAATGAAGAAAATAAAGAAAAATAAATGGGAAAAAAGAATCATTATTTTGGCGACAGGGAAGAAGAAGCTATAAAAGAATTCATATCAGAAGACGTAAGTCCAAAGAGAAAAAACGAATTATACAAAAATATAATTCATCCTACATTTGAAAAAATGATACGGATGCTTATCTATCAAAGGGGTATACATTACACGGGTCAAGAAAAAGAAGGATTAATATCAGAAACTCAGGCACATGTTTGGGAAGCGTTAGAAACATCAAATTTTGATCCTGAAGAGGGTAAAGCCTATTCTTATTTTACACGAACAGTATTAAATTATTTGTATCAAAAACAAATATCACATCAACGAGAAAAGGAAAAAATGGGCTTCTTTTCAATCGATGATGATGAAAATTTTTATCTTGAAACATATATTGAAGAACCTGAAGAATTCTCAATTGAGGATTTTTTATCTTGGTATAAAAAGTGGTTAGATGAACATATAGATTCATTTTTTGATAATGAGGATGAGGTTCTTTTAGCAAATGCTATTTATACAATTTTAAGAAATGATGATGTCGATATTGAAGATAAAAGAGATTTAAATTTTGCAATTTTTCAAATGACAGGAATAGACAATAATTATAAAATAAACAAAGTACTATCTATTCTTAGAGAGAAATACTTTAAAGTTAAAAATAGATATTCTGAAAAAAGAGAAATAAATATTTCAAGGGAATTTAAATAATGTCTGAAGATGTAAATATTACAACGTCACTTGTACATTTTTTGATAAAAGAACATAAATTTAAAAAGGATGTTCTATACAAAAATATGTTACATATATCAAATTTAATTATTGATGAATCGACAGCACAATCATTAACACCTACAATAAATTCTATATTAAGTACTTCATTGGATAATGATAAAATCATCCTTAAACTTATAGAAGTCCTTAAGCGCCATGGAAGTAAAGAAATTGATAATGATATTGAGGAAGAGATTGAAGACAGTGGTGATAATACATCAGAATTAATTAAATTAATTCAAAGTGAATCAGAAGAATCAATTGAACTTTCAGATCATTTAGATAAAAAAGTTGAAGAGTCTGAAGAATATAATAAAACAGTTTCAGAAGAGCAGAAGAGAATAGATAAACTTGATGAATTAGATAAAAAGAAAAACGGATGAAGCAGACGTATGGAAAAAGAATATTTAGATACCTAAATAAAACAGATAGACCCGAAAAGTCAGATTTTTTTATTGGGGTAGTCAGAGCCTTTGTAGAAAAAGATTCGGATTTATTTGAATCTTATTCGGATCATGATATTTACAAAGATGTGATAGATAATAGAAATTTAATTTATATAACACCTGCTGATGAACACATAAATGTGATTGAACCCGCTATCTTTTTAAATTCACATGAAATGGATTTACCATTGATAGGTGAAGCTGTATTTTGTGTGAAAACAAATATGGGTAATTTTATATTGGATCGTTTTTCAATAAACCAATTTGCTTTAAATGAAGATATATACGAATACTTGATAACAAATATCGGTGATAGTAGCACATTAGATATAGAATTTCCCGAAGGATATGAAGATAAAATTCTTAAGGAGCCTGTAACAGATGTAGCTCCATTTGATCCAAAATTAGGTTCGAAAGTGTGGTTGGGTAGGAACAATCAGTATATGATTTTTGATAATGGAAGTAGAAAAAATGCAGGTGTAAGGGAAAGGCAGAGTTCAGAAGAAGGGTCATTTGTCAAGATGGGGTTTAGAATTAACGGATCTCAAACTGATAACAGAGAAGATCCAACGATGGTTACAATGGTTAGAAACGCTTCTTTAAATGATGTTATGACAGAACAATATAGATCAAAGGAAAGACCCGAAGGAGAAGAAGAACCAAAAAATGGTTATGGGATTCAGAGTGATCACATTGTACTTATAGGCAGAAGATATACAGTTATTTATTCGTTAAGAGATATCTTAATTGAAGCAAAAAGATATATTATTCAACGTGCAACAAAGATGGATATATCTGTTGACGAATACTTATTAAAATCCAAAAAAATAACATTAGGTTCGGAAAATGCATCTGAACCATTTGTAAAAGGTGAGCAATTAATGAACCTATTACAAGATATTATTTCATTAATTGAAAATGGAACATATTTAGTAACAGGTACGTCTGCAACAGCAGATCCAACGTTTAGAGCGCGTTTAAGACAATTTAAATCGACAAAATTAAATAAATTTTCAAAGGTTTTATCCAAAAAAATAAAAGGTGAGTAAGAAAATGACAGATCAAGATATAAAAAAATTAGCTAAAGTTGTAAAAATGGTGGTTAACCANTCTTTAAATGATGATTTTTATGAAAAGNTTAGGAAAATTATACGTTCGGAAATTGATTATGCATTATCAAATTCTTCAGTAGGATCTAATAAAACAATGATCAATGATAATATCCCCGAAGAAAAAATGCAGTCAATAAAAGAAGCAACAAGTAAAAAACGTGGTAGCTACGTTGATCCGAAAGAGAAACTTAAGAAAATGAGAGAAATGAATTCTCACGTGAATAGTCCTGATGTGGATATATATGAAGATAATGAAGGTAGAACACATGATTTATCAGAAAATAAAAAATTAGATTCATTTAAGAAAAAGGATTACGGGGCACTACTTGACTAATAAAAACAATGTCAAAAAATAAATTTTACCAATCGAAATTAACAGATGATTCATTAAAAGAGTTTTTGGATTTTCCTATTAAATTAGATTCAAAAGGAAAACTTAAAGTTATCAGGAAATCGATTGATGCTATCAAACTTTTTCTGAGAAATTATTTTAATACACCATTTAATTCAAGAGTATTTGAATCTCGCTTAGGTACACGTATACATAGGTTTATAGGTTATCCGTTGAATGAGGATACAAAACGCCTCATAACAGAACAGATTTCTAAAGAAATTAAAGAGAATTTTCCAATTTTACGTATAATTAATATTGAAGTGGGTGAAATCCCAAATATAAATAGAAATGGTTTTAGAATAAATTTAGATCTTGATTACAAGAATTTCTTTAGGGATCTTAATTTTGGTGATATAGATATGGATCAAACACCACGAATAGACATATATATTGACGTAGTATAAAATTACAATGAATAGAAATAATAGAGATTTATCATATACAGAGAGAGATTACGAGGGACTTAAAGATCAGTTAGAAATATTAGCTGAAAAATATTTCCCTTCTACGTTTAAAGATTTCTCAGATTACTCAATTGAAACGATGATTATGGAAATGGTTGCGTATACAGGGGATGTATTAAATTTTTATATGGATGATAGATTCAGGCAGAATTTTGCTCAGTATGTAGATGATCCTGAATCGATATATAGATTAGCGAAATCGAGAGGTCACAATCCTGTAACAGTTAATGTTGCGTTTGGTGAGGTAGAACTTTCACAATTAACAACGGCAACATTAGATGGTGGTGAGTATATTCCAAATTTGGATGATTGTGCTACAATAAGATCAAATAGTTATTTTTCAGATGTAAGTAGAACTACTTTATATACATTAATTGATAATGTAGACATGTCAAAATATGATAGATACGAAGTGGTGGAAGAAACAAATGATGTACCTGTATTGTTTAGGGTATATAAAAAAGCAAAGGTTCGATCAGGCGAAAGAAAAACGAAGCGAATTGAAGTAGGTAGTTCATCCGCGTATCCTGAATACTACATTGATGATGATGTGGCATTCATTATATCAGTAGAAGATTCAGATGATAATCATTGGTATCAAGTTGACTTTTTATCACAAGATACCATATTTGAAAAGGTAGATATTGAAAATTTTTCAGAAGAGTATAATCAATATAAAGACCAAACGCCATTCATATTGAAATCGAAAAAAGTATCAAGGCGATATGTAATAGATAATAAAAGTGATGGTAAATCTTATATAAAATTTGGATCAGGTATTGATAATATTGATAATTCATATAAAAATTTATCGACTGAAGATTTATTAACTACTAATCAATTATCGATGGTAGATGAATCACAAAATTTTTCAATTGAGTCTTTTTTAAATTATGATTCTTTTGGATTAAGACCAACAAACACAACACTTAACGTTGTGTATGTAAAGTCTAATGGAGAAGAAGAAAATGTAAATTCTAATTCAGTTAGGACGATTGTGAATATGAATGCAACATTTCCAAATGTTGTCAGTGAGGATATAGAAGAATCATTTGAAGTCATTAATCCTGATCCAATCATTGGTGGATCATATAATGAAATAAATAAAGTAAAATCAGATATTAATGAGGCATTGTATACACAGAGAAGATGTGTAACCATAAAAGATTATATTATACGATCAAAATTAATGCCACCAAGTTTTGGTAAAATAGAAAAAGTTTTCGCTGAACGTTCAAATGATGAAGGTGCTAAAGCAGTTAATCTTTATACACTTTCTAAGAATATAGATGGTCATTTAACAAATACAAATATAGCTACAAAAGAAAATTTGTCACGTTATTTACAAGAATTTAAGATAGCATCAGACAGGGTAAATATTATTGATCCATTTATTATAAATATTGGCGTTGAATTCGAATTTTTATCAAAATCAGGATACAATAACGATCAGGTATTATTGAATATATCAAGAAAAGTAGAACAGTATTTTAACATAAATAACAGAGAGATAAATCAACCAATATTAATTGGTGAATTGATACAGGAAATGGATTCGGCTGAAGGTGTAGTAATGGTCACGAATATACAAATAGTAAATAAACATAATTCTGAGAATGGGTATTCACCTGTTAAATATGATACATCTGTAAACGGTGAGAATTATGACGAAAAAAGGAGAGTAATATATCCCCCTCTTGATGTTGGTATTTTTGAAATGAGGTATCCAACAATAGATATCATCGGTAAACCATCATAAAAATATGAACAGAATATATAACCTTACGAAATCAACGTTTATACATAATTTAGAACCCTCTAAGAACTATGGGAATTCTAATCAATTGTATGCGTTTAAAAATAAAGATAATACTACAAGAACACTACTTCATTTTGATGTGGATACTGAAATGATGGAATCAGTCGAAGAAGTTGATAGCACATATAAGGTGAGATTGTATATTTCAGATAGTAGAATTTTGAATGATGAATTTAAATTATTTGCTCATCCATTGACTAAGGAATGGGTAGAGGGTGTAGGAAGTGTGTACAACACTCAAAATGGAGCCTCATGGACTCAGAATGGAGTAGAATCAAATTGGGATACTGAAGGTGGTGATTTTGATGAAACAGTTTCACTACCTGTTCATATAAACTATAAAGATATGATGGTAGAGATTGATGTTGATGATTATTTGTCGTATGTGGATAATACAGGAAATAATTTCGGGGTCATTTTAAAAACAGATGAATCTGAAACAATAAATGCCTACAATTTAGCATTCTATTCAAATGAATCACCTGAAGGTTTTAATCCAATGGTAATTCGGTTTGAAGATTCATATGTAGAAAGCCCAAGTGCTGATATGGAATTATATACAGGATCAGAACCAATAGATATTATGTCTTATAATTACAAACATACATTGGCTGAGGGGGAATTATTTTCAATTTTATTTAACATAAGATCTTTTTATAAACGAACAGATTTATTCTTCTCGAATAGTAAATTGTACTATTTACCTGAAATGCAGTATAGAATAGTAGATGAAACACGGGATAAATTGATATTTGATTTTAATGAATATACAAAGATCCCTGTTACTGAAGGAGGATTACTATTATCTCTATTTACACTAAATTATAAACGTGGACTTTATTCATTACAAGTGAAATATGATGGTTTTGATAAAACATATTTTTCTAATAAAATTGAGTTTAAAGTAAAATAATGTTTCATGTAAGAACAAAAAACGGTGATATCGAACACCTTTTCGTAGAAGGTGAATTGACAAAGAAACGTTTATTTTCATTTACAGTCAATGAAAATAAAGTGAGTGGAAATAATAAACCAACGTTAATACCTACTACAGATATAAAAGAAGAGCCTGAAGAGGATATCGATGATATTTATGAAGAATTTTTTGATGATGATATTGATCAATTACTAATCGTTCCGACAAATGGTGATATTTTAAATTCAGAAAGTTCTACTACAATACTAATACCGAGATTAATTGTGGATAATAAACCACATATTATAAAAAGATATAAGTGGTTCAAGGATGATATATTTTTAACTTCACAAGAATTATTCTTACAGATATCAGTGGATGATGTCGTAAATAAAAATAGTATTTATACTCTTGAAGTTGAACTTGAAGATAAAACGTTGACTGAACATATAGAAATTATAAATATATCAGGAATGAATATAGAATCAGAAGAGGAACCTGAAGACCAAGAAGATCCGTCAGACGATAGTGATGATACATCTGAAGAGGAAAATAAATATGAATTCGAAGATAAAGAGTCCCTGATGTTTGAGGTCTATTTAGTGGAACAGGACTTTAGTGATTTAGACCTATTTAGAATCTATTATAATATAAAAATAGGTAGGGGAGTTCAAGATTCATATATGAGAATAGGTAAGAGAGTACAAGAAAGGGTGATTGAGAATGCTACACGCAATAGAGATAGAAACATTTTTAATCGAAAAAATATCTTTTTAGATGTTGTACGTGAGATTGAAAGGAAATTGGTACGTAAGTATCCTGATATTTATGATGGAGAATTAAATGAAGAATTCGCAGAAAGAAGAATCCCATTTTTATAATAAATGAAAATTAATTCAGAATCATTTAAGAATATATATTACACCATTGAAGGATATGGTACGGGGAGACTACACGAAGATTTCTATGATAAAGATTACATTCATATTCCATGGGTATTTGAATCATTCCACGGGGACACACCATTTGATATTACTTTTAGTTTTGTAAAAAATGAATATATATCAGAAATAATTGATTTCAATGATACCCTGAAGAATTTTAAATTGAGGTTATACTTCCAATCAACCAATGATAGAAAGCAGTTTGAAAGAGCGTTAGAAAGAAGTGTTAATGATAATGGTGTGCCCTTTGCTATACATGATAACGAAAAATTTATTAATATTATTGGGTTTGAGTATGATACATTAGCTGATACATATATCTTTAATTTAGAGGAAAATTACAACGATGAAAATTTTGATTCTTCGAGGCATATACGATTATATAATCTCTTAGGAAGTACAAATCCAATTAATATTTCAAGTGAGAATATTGAAGAATCTGATGAGGATTTAACTATACTTCATGGACATAGAAAAGATGGCTTTGAAGATGAATTTACAACAGAGATAAAAAAGAAAAAGAGTTATAAGGATGTTAAAGAATTAGAAAGTTTAATCAATAATTTCGAATACTCAAATGTTGAAGATGAAGTTAAAATAGATTATTCTGAATTTGAAAACCATATATTTTTTGGATCAGCCTTCTCAAAGGTACGCGGTGTTCAGAAAAAAATGTATAAAATTGATGGGTTAGAAGGCTTTGCATCAACTGATAAAAAACAAGAGATCAATGAGATCATTGATAATTTTAGTCCATATGAAAAATATGTATATAATGAAATTTGGAAGAATAAAAATTTACAGGAATTTGATGAATGGATAGATAATCAGGAAAAGGAAGCAGAAGAATATGATTCAACAAATAATAATTTCCTGTTGTATAGTGTACCTGAATATTTCTTATCTGAAGATGATGAAAATCTATTTACTAATTTACTATTACTTATTGGTGAATTTATGGACAGTCAATATAGCTACATAAAGGCTTTTGAAAATTTATATAATTTTGATATAACATCTTCATCAATGGTTTCAGAAAAATTCATTGATACTCTACTTGCTGATTTCGGATTTGATATAGATTACAAATATACCGATAAAGATTTTGAAACCTTTTTTAATGACGAAAATAATTTAAAAAGGATATCAAATGAATTATCTAAAAGATTATTATATACTTTACCTTTCCTGATTAAAGCGAAAGGTACGAATAAAATTGTTGAGTATATTCTGAATACATTTGGTATACCTGCTGATTTAATTCAAACTTATGAGTTTGGGGCAATTGATAGAGATGATGATATGATTAGATACACAGAAAATTATGATTGGTTTGTACACGTANCTGAAAACGATTCGTTTAACATGGTTATAAATGATTCAGATGTTGATTTTGATGAGTTCACGACACAGTTTGCAATCAAAGAGNTAACAGGGTCAAGTGGAAAAATTATAGAGTATAACGCAACCAATTATATAGGGTATGAAGTAAATTCAAATGATAAATATATTATCCAAATAGTTCAAGATGGAACAACTGTGTATACATCCCCTGAAATTTTTAACAACGATCTTTGGAATTTCATAACGGTTAGAAAGGATGGGTTAGATGGAAATATTGTTGTTCATACTTTAAACACGGTTGAAAATAATATAGTCGGAAGATTTGAAGAGGATTTCTTTTTTCAATCAGGTGGATTAACATTTACAGATATTGATATATTTTCAGAAGGTGGGGGTGACATTACAGAGTATAGGGTATTTAATTCAGTACTTAGTGATGATGTTGTAGACTATCATAGTAGAGATATACGAAGTGTGGCAGAAGAAAATAACGAAGATAATTTAGTATTCAGGTTTAAATTTTATAAGCCTGATTCAGATCCTGTAGAGATAGAATCAAGTGATGATAAAGGATTTATATTAACATCATCAATAGACAGAGTAAATTTTAAAAAGGATAGTTTCTTTTTAGTATCATTAACAAATGTAACAATCACAAATATGCTTTCAAGTCCGAAAATAGGCATGTTTGAGAGAGAAGTTGACGGGGAACTTTCTTCAAAAAGAACATCTTCATCATTTAAAAATGTAGATGGTATTATCGATTTCCCATTTTATGGATTATTCGTTTCACCAACTGATTTTTACAATGAATATTTGATACGTAAAGTAGGTTATGATACTGAATTTATAATCGATGACAACACAGAAAATGATTTCTCGTTCTCTAACTTAGAAGAAATAAAGCAATTTGAGAGTAGAATAGAATACGATTTCTTTAAGGAAAGTGTGATATATAAAATACTTGATTTATTTAATAATAAAGTTTACAACGTATTAAAGGAATTCTTACCTGCTTCATCTAAATTATTGACAGGGTTGTTAATCAAAAATACGATATTAGATAAGAATAAAACATTCCGTAGAAAGGATACGTTAATACACGATCCTGAACCAACACCAAAATTTAAAAGAGCACCTTTAGCAACGGATTTTGTCGCTAATAAAATTAATTTTACGTTAGAAGGAAAGAGAGTTATAATTAGTGATGCAGAGGAACAAATAGAATCATTGATAGATCGACCATTTACAGGCGAACGTTCAAGATATATATTGCCAATTGAAACATTCACGGATACTTTTAAAAGGAGTCCTTGGTTTAAAAGGTTGATTAAAGGTAATTCGGATGCAACACAAACATTATCAGCCGAAGAAATTGCAGAATTATTTAACCAAGGTGCAAGAATTTTAGTAAAATAGTAATACTTATAAATATAATAACGAAAATTTAAAATACAATGCCACAAGGAATACAAGATAACAATAAACAGAGAGTCGATTTAATCTTCACTAAAAGGGGTAGATTTTTAAAATCGATAAACAGTCCTATGGTTGAAATTACGAAATTCGCTTTATCGGATGACGGTGTAGACTATGATCTATTTGATGAGACTCTTGAAGAAGACGAAAAAGGATTACGTATTATACGAACCCCTCAGCTTGAAGCATTTACGTCTGAGACAGCTATGATGAGGAATAAATTAATTTCTCTTGAACGAGATACTACTGAAACAACATCAATGGATGTAACGCCTGATAAAATTGTATTTGAAGTAGATCCTGATTCATCACAAAAAACACAAGTTGAATCAGTAACTATACGAGCAGGTTTCCCTGCACCAAATGGATTTGTTGTTACATTGGCGAATGCAGAATATGTATATGTTAATGAACCACCTTCACTTGAAAGAGATGATACAAGTGACAGAGATGATAGAGATTCTGACAGAAGAACGCCACCATCAGAGAATGAGGGTGCTCCAAGAAGGGATGGTAGTGGAGGTACAGATCCATCAACTGATAGAGATGACAGGGATGATTTTGATATAGGTAGTACATTTGATTTACCACCTGACATGAGATAAAAATATAATTAATAATAAAAAATATAAATAAAATGGCATTATCATCACCAAGAAGAACATCAACAAACACATCAACGAGAAGTAGTTCACGGGTAAATAACCCCCAACTATTTTTTGATGATGAAATGGAACGTAGATCACCACGGGTAAATACTTTTATAAAGGGTGAGCGTTCACAGAGATTAACTGTAGGAAAGAATAATTCAGCACCAAACGAAACTACAATCAGAATTTATTATTCAGATTTATATAAAAAGTTTCAAGAGGATACACCTGTTAAAACGCGGGTAGTAATCGAATCGATTGATGGCGGTTATTCAAAAGAAGTAGAGATAGAAATAAGAAAGAAACAATAAAATGGAACATAATTCAGTATACAAACATTTAAATAAGGAACGTGACGTATTATATGTTCAAACTGTTGAAAGAGAGAGTTTATTCTATCCAAGAACAGGGTTGGTAAAACCGTATAATTCTTCTAATAATTTAGAAATTTCTGAGATAGATCAACCTGAAGATGGTGCTTATACGAAGGTAACGGTTGTTAAAGATTCGAATGCGCAAGTATCACAACTATCTTATTTTTCTTTTGCGAGAGCACTAAAAAATGAAACCGCATCAGCGGATGAAGAAATAGGTGCACATATGATGTATTCACAAATGAAACAATTGACACGACCTGATGAGTCAGAATTTTTTATTCAGGATGGTTATAGTATAGAAGAATTTGATGTATTGGCTGTATCACGTGAATTTTATAAAGATAAGGTAGACCCTAAATTTTTTGGAGTATTCATAAACACAGAAGCATCAACACCAACATCAACAGTCAATGCAAGTTTCTCAACAACAAATGATATTTTAGGTCTTTTTCCAAGTGTTGATTCAACACAAACGAAAATGGGTGAAAAAAGATATTTATATCCAACAACATCAAATGAAGAGTATTATGATACATCATCAGATACATTTTCGATGGCTACAGAAGTTCAATTGGATAAAGAAGTTCCCTATGGAGAGTTATATACTGAAGCGGGTATTATCATTCTGTTTACTGAAGTTATAAAACTTGAACAACCAAATATAACAGACGATAGTTTATTACATTATTTAGCGGGTGTTGCGGGGCGTAGTGAGATTCAATTAAATTCAGTGTTATATTATTTGCGAATGTATAATGACGAGTTTAACTATACAACAAATCCAACTTTTTATGAAGATGTTGATGATAATATCATTAAAAAGGAATTTAGGGACGACCCAACTACATTTGTAACAGGTGTAGGTTTGTATAATAATGCAGGTGATCTCATAGCAGTAGGTAAACTCTCTAAACCTGTACTGAAAAACTTTCAGCGGGAAGCTATAATTTATGCACAGTTAAGTTTATAATCATGCATGAAAGAGTTAAACAAAGATAATAAAATTGATTTTGTAAATCGTTCTCGAAAAGCGGTTAAATATTCAGATATTGAATTTATTGAATATGAACCCGATGATGATTTTACATATTCAATAAAACAATTATTTTATTTTGAAGANGGTAGTAACCCNATAGATTTTGTATATAGACAGAATTTACTATTTGATGATACTTCAAATTTTTTACTTTATCAAATTCCATTAAAAAATAGAGTATATGGGATTGTAAAGGGTAAAGTTAAAATAGAAGTGGGTGATTATATAATTATCGATGATGAATATGGGAATTTATATGAAGAATCTGATGAAGATGAATTAGTTCAAGTAGGAAATATATTTTATGATTCAGGGTGTATATTTATCACATCAACTGAAAATTTCAATGGTACAACAGATAACATACAATCAACAATATTATCTTCAACAGTCAATATAGAATATAAAAAGTATGTTGAAATAAGAGAACGGGTATTTGTGGTAAATGTATCACAGAATGATTTCAACATGACAACAAACGAATCATGGGATGAAGATAAACCATTGTATTTTAATAAAATATATCTATACAATGATGACCATGAAGTGGTTGCAGTAGGAAATATTTCAAGGAATACCCCCTTAAAGAATAAAATTACATTATTATTAGAATCATTTGAGGTGTATTAATGAGTCTTAAGGACATTGTTAATCAAAACAAAAATAAGGATTTAAAAAAGGAAACTAAAGAGAATGTAGACGAAGACAATTTTGAAAAAATTATGTCTATTTCTCTTATAGAAGGATTGAATTCATATCTTTATGGTATGTATGTAGCATATTGTAAATTTAATGATATCAAACCTTTAGATGGTGAGGAATTTATGGATGAATTTAAGAACATCCCTAAATTGAAAGATGAGAAAAAGAGGAAACAGTTCTTAAAAAATAAATCAAAAATCGGTAATTTTTTAATTTGGTACATTTATGAGTAACGTATGTGGAATAGACATCAGTTCAAAGGTAGCAGGAATTAGTATTTTAGATGAGGAAAAAAATTTATTATTTTGGAAATATTATAATTTTGAAGATGAATTAGGAAAAGATTATGATATGATTGACGTGGGTATTTTTTTCAGGGATGTTATATTGAAAGAAATAGCAGAATATGATCCAATGTATTTTTCATTGGAAGATAGACTTAAATCATTTGCAGGTGGAAGAACATCAAATAAAACGATAATGATCCTTGCTAAAGTAAATGCTCTGACTGAATATGAGTTAGTGAATAAGTATGGTAGAGGTGTTGTACATAAACATCATCCAATGACAGCACGAAAGAATTCATTTTTAGATTCAGGTAGGTCACCAAAGGGTATTGATGTTAAAGATTGGGTGATCAAAAAGACCATGGAGAAATATCCTGAGTTAGAATTTCCTGTAAAAACACGTTCACGAAAAAAACCAAAACCGTTTATTGATGAAGCGGGTGACGTTTGTGATTCAATTGTTCTTGCATCTTGTCTCAGTATTTAGTATATTATCGGAAATATTAATACATTTCTGATAAATTATGGATGAAATACGCCCACCAAAATTTGTACGCTCTGTAGAAAATAATAAATCGTTTGTGTATAGACCATCAATGAGACAATATTATTGTTATGATGGAGATTACTACATATCATTTAAACAGAAAGATGGGGAATTGGTAGTTGATGCTTATAAAGGGAGTAATTATAGGGGTTTACATGAAACTAAGTTGGAGCCTATATCAGAAGAAGAATATATAAATGACAATAAAAACACATAATATAAAATACAATGGGTAAAATAGTTGAATGGTTTAAATCTCTTTTTAAACCTACATTTGAACAAAGTGAGGAAATAAAACGACAACCTAAAGTCATCTTAAATAGCATACAAACNCCTGATGGAACAATATTAACATCAAGGCATCGACATGATTATAAAGAANACCAAGATAANAATGGAAAANTATATATGGTGGATGGTGGTCATGAATATAGTAGGACTATTGAACATGAAGATGCACCTTATACGGATCTAAGGGTATATGAAGACGATCCATATGAAAAAGTTAGAGATGCTATGGAATGGGGTACTTATGGAAAAAAGGGGGATAAACCATTACATTATAAAAAACTTAAGGATATGTCTGATGCTCATATTAAAGCCATAATAATGGAAGGTCATGGTAGTCAGTGGGTTAGAGATTTAATGGAAAAAGAATTAATTTATAGAAAAGAAAATTCTATAGTAGTTGAAGACTGATATAAATGAAAAATGTTATAGAAAAATACGTCGGCTCTCATAGTCACGTTGAACAGGGGGAGCAGTATTTTTATAATTGCCCCTCATGTGGTCATAAAAGATTCACAATTAATTATTCAGAGAACAAATTTCGCTGTTGGAAATGTGGTTACTCAAGTAAGAGCGTAATATCACTGTTATATGATCAGAAAGCGTCCTATTCTGACATTTCTAAGGTCAAAAAGCACTTAGGTATCCAAGACCATTATGGGGAAGGAGATAGACGCTTAGAATCGAAAATTGATGATATTTTATTCCCAAAAGATAAGAATAAAAAAAGTGTTAAATGGGATTCAAAGTGGGTAAGTATTTTATCAAAGGGAGTAATGCCAATGTTTGCAAGAAAATATATTGCAGATAGAGGTGTTTCAAAATACGAAATGCAATATTACAGTATACAGTATGATCCTGTTGAAGATATGATTGTATTCCCATCTTTTGATTTAAAGGGTGATTTAAACTTTTTTGTGAAGAGAACAATAGGTGATTATTCATTTTATAAAAATTGTGATTATCCAAAAAAGGATATTGTATTTTATGAGTCGCTGATTGACTTTAGACGACCTATTAATATTGTAGAGGGCATCTTTGATGTGTATAAAATTGGGGATAATACCTTACCACTTTTAGGATCAATTATGACGAATCGGTTATATAGATTGATATTAGCATATGAAACACCTACAATAAATATTATTCTTGACCCTGATGCACAGCAAAGTGCAAATGTTATGGCTGAAAAATTATTTAGGGGTGGTATAAAAAATGTACATTGTATAAATTTACGGGGTAAAGATCCCGCAGATCACTCTAAAAAGGAATTGAAGGATGTCATTTATACAAAACAAGATAGAGTTCCAATGAATACATTTAATTTAATTGAAAATAATTTGAAGTTTATATAATGGATGGTAAAATTGAGATTGATCATATAAATATTTATTCGAAGAGTGAGCATGAATTGGGTAGAATGTTATCAAATTTTTACAGATGTGATGTTCCGACACGACATGGTACATTTAAATCTGTTGAAGGGTATTGGTATTGGTTGAAGACTAATGATAATAAATTAAGAACTATGTCGGGATATGAAGCAAAATCTTATGGCTCTTCACTTGTACCTACTTACAAATATAATGAAAAGGATTTTAAAAGCGACATTATTTATGCTATCTTTATGAAAATAAAGGGCAACGAAAAAATAGAAAGGAAATTAGTAAATTCCACTCTGCCATTTAAACATTACTACGTATACGATAAAAAAATAATAGATCTACCTGAATACCAATGGATAGTTGACGCTATAACATTTTTCAGGAATGAATTAAAAAATTACAAAAATAAATGAAATCAATAAAAAAAGTAGTTCATCTCTCAGACGTTCACATTCAAATTTTACAACGACATAAAGAATATAGGGAAGTATTTGATAGGTTACATAAATCTCTTCTAAAAAAAGATGTGGATTTAATTGTAATATGTGGTGATTTATTTCATAGCAGAACAAATCTATCACCTGAAGCTATTGATTTAGCATGGGAATTCTTTTCTTTATTAACAGAAATATCAGATGTTATTGTTATAGCAGGTAATCATGATGCTGTACTCACAGCCAATCAGAATCGCATGGATGCAATTGAACCTGTTGTTAAGCAATTCAATGAGAATAGACCAAAAGATAAGAATAAAGTTTTATA